GTCTTACCTTTAGTCTTGTTATTCATATTGAATGGATATCCAGGAGAGGTCGTTCGGTTGATTGGTCGTTTATAGGGGTCACCCTCAACGCCAACTATGGCTTCTTCGTAGCTATGGACAGTGCCAAGGCCGTTCGGGGGTTTTCCGAGGCCTTGGAACACGTCATTTGCAGCTGCGTTCAGCAAGTCGGGGTCGAGGAAAGTTTGACTTCCCATGACTTTCTTAATACCTTTTATCATTGGGTCTACGAGGCCTTCACCCTGTACGTATACAGGTTTCAGGTTAGCAGGTTTCATGATGTGAGGTTGTACTTTGTCGAAAATCAAGGAAGGAGCGAGTTGTGTAGTGGAAGGAGCAGGGGGAGCTGGAGCGGTGCCAACATTTAGGCAGTCACCAAGATCAAGCAGGGATACTTTACGCGTTGTGTCTACCCAGGATTGGGAGTATGGTAGTCGGCCGTCAATAAGATAAGACGGTGGGATACCAAATTTAGCAACGTGGTCAGCAAGAGCTTTTTCAAGGAACTGTCGAGTAGTGAGGGCACCAAGAGCAAGAGAACCAACTCCGCCAGCAACATGGAAACCTATGAGTTTGGTATGGATCAGACGATTGGATATGGAGAGTAGAGCTCCACACATTCCGTTCATCGTTTCTAGGTCGTACTCAACATGGTTTCCAATACTTACAGGGCAAATGCAGTCGTCAGAACTTTTGGGGCAAGATCCACGAGGGTGAAGATGATATTCGGTAGCTTTGGTCGAGACATGGAAGGAGGAAGGGTATTTCTCCTGAACTATAGTCTTTTGACCAACTTGGTAGAATCCGGAGAAAGTTAAATCTCCTTCTTTCAGCAAGTCGATATCATCAGCACTGAGGAATTTTGACAAAATGCGAGGGCGATTGGGTACAACAGCAGGAAAAGAAACTAGGGCAAGGTCAACAGGAGAATCATCAAGTTGGAAGGCTTGAGAGATTTGACACTTGTCTATAGGAATCTTGATTGCGGCTTCAATAGAGTATGGGTTTCGAATGATGACATACTCTATAGGGGAATCAGCTGGTGGATTGAGCATAGTATGTGCAGTAGTAATCATGGTGCGTCCGACAAGGAACACGCCATTACTTCTACTACACAGACCATTCTTGTCCACCACCTGAACCCATACAGAGTTGTTAAGAAGGACTTGTGTAGTTTGTTCGAT